ATAGTAGGTGTAGACAACGGGCTCGATGGAGGGCTCTGCGCTATCGCTCAGTTTGATGGCAGCCTTATCGACAAGATCGCTATGCCTTGCCAGCAACGTAGCAAGAAACGCGAGATTGACATCTGCAAGATACACAACTGGTTGTGCGATTTAAACACGCCTTTTGTTCTAGCTATCGAAGAACCCCTAGCCCATGCCAAAAGTTCTCAGGCAGTACGTTCGATGGCTATCTCCTTCGGGAAGCTGTTGGGCATGGCTGAGTGTAAAAGATACGAGGTTGCAAGAATCAGTGTTCACAAATGGCAAAGGGAGATGTTGGGTTTCATCCCAAAAGGAAAAACAAAACAGGTAGCCTTAGGCAAAGCCCAAGAACTTGAACCGTCAGAAAACTGGTTAAAGAACAAGAGATGCCGCACTCCCCACGACGGCATGATCGACGCCTTCCTAATTGCTCATTACTACCGGCAAAGGAAAATTGTTGACAACAGCTAAGACTTTTGTATTTTTAGCCCGTCAGTGTGTATTGGACTTGCGCTGGCGGTGATCCAAGACGTTTCAGAGAGAATGGGAGGGTAACCCAATAACTACCCAATAATAATTCTCCTCGTAGCGAAAACACCGCCAGCGTGACCCTCCCTAAGAAAAAAATTGAATTAAGTCTGGGCTTTTAGCCCTCGTGTGTTAAGGCCCTATGCATGCCAAAACACCACACACCGAAAAGCGTGGCTCAATTCTTTGAAGCTCACGACATACCTTTCTCAGATAAACCATCTTTCTGGCGCAAAGCAATCAGCCCCGCGCTAGAGATGGGCTTCAAGATTGGGGAGTCTCGAAATGACGATATGGTCGTCATCACCCCACAGAGGCACCGCAAACTATACAGAGGATTCGGGGGGTCTCAGTACAAGATGGGTATAGCCTTAGCACACGCGATGTTCAGCAATCGTATCCACTGATGAAAACGTTATTCCCGAAACAACAGGTGATCCACGACCTCTTTGTAGATCAGCAAAAGCAAGGCAACAATACATGCGACACCTCTGACACCGGAGTAGGCAAAACGGTAGCCGCTTGCCAAATGGCAAAGACGCTTGGACGACATGTAGCGGTTATATGCCCTAAAGCTGTTGTGCCGTCGTGGGAAAGAGAGATGGCTGAGACAGGGCTCACCCCTGTTTTTGTCCTTAACTTTGAAAAGCTACGCACAGGGAGAACCCCCTACATGAAAAAAGCAGGGAAGAAAATTATGAGGTGGGACTTGCCCGAAGACACCCTTGTATTGGTAGACGAAATACATAAGTGCAAAGGGCCTTACACCCAAAATGCCCAACTTGTTATCTCTCTTATACAGCAGGGATTTTCAGTACACGGGATGTCGGCAACAGCCGCAGAGGATCCTACCGAGATGAGAGGGCTTGGTTACATGCTGGGGCTGCATTCTCTTAATAAGACAGAGAACGGACTTAGAAGCTGGTACTCATGGATGCTCAATAACGGGTGTGCTCAGAACGAGTGGGG